CGCACAGGACATCCCGATGAGGGGGCGCCACGACCGCTGCATCATACCACCAAAACCTGTGGCAGTGGACTTAGCATCAGCTAAGTTAATATCCATTTGTTTGGAGTTAATTTCGTTTTCTAATTGTTGAAGTTTTATTTTAATCTGACCTTTTTCTTCTTCTGAAGTGTGGACACTGTCAATAACTTTACCAACAGTGTCTACTAAAGATCCGCCTAATAATTTAGATAACATTTATTAGATGTATTGAGCGGCTACCCAACCGATAACTAGACCGATTACTAGCCATTTTTTCTTTGGGTTTTTTTCCCAAAGGTCCATTAACCATTTTTTCATTAGAATACCCCCTTGAAAGGAACTTTCTTAACCTGTACAGCATACTGTCCCTGAGTCTTTGACTTAGCAGGATCAGTAGGTGCTAACTTAAAAGGCACTTTTGCCTTATCCGTCATTTGATATTGGCCTTTGTCTATACTTTTTTCTTTCATTTTAAAATACCTCTTAATGTCTTGTAGGTTTTTGGTAGTCTACCTTGCCACCACCTATTGTGTCAATTAAATTAATAGCCATTTCAGAACCATAACTTTCTTCGTAAATAATTCTTGTTGTGTAAAGCATAGCAGTTGCCATTATAATACGTTCTTCTTCTGTAAGAGAAGGTCTATTTACATATTCTGATAAATCATCCATAAATTTTTTCAATTTAATGTCTGACATTACTTTTTATTTGAAATTCCTGCTTGAGATAATGCTATGGCAATAGCTTGTTTACGATTTTTAACTTTTTTATCTGATTTACCCATATTTAATTTTTTATTTTTAAACTCTTTCATCACTTTTTTAACTTTTTTCTGTTTTTTATCCATTTTTAGGCTTTTTTTGTGTTTTGTAAGACGTTTTTAACTAAAGTTGCTTGTAAATTTTTATCTAATCCTGTTCCTCTCCCTCTTTTTTTCAAATTGCCATACTTTTTTAACAATTGTGAACGTGAAGGGGCTTTGTAACGTCGTGTAGATGTACTTGTATTACTCGTTTTTTTTATTTTTGTATCTAATTTTGGTAACTTAATTGACATACTAAGAGCCTAGCATGTTTTTTGCTATGTTAATAGCATTTCTCTCTCTTGACACTTCTATTCTTTCCTTATCAATTTCATCTTTTTGAGCTAAACGTGCAATTTCCATAGTAGAATCATTCTGATCATCTTGTGTTCTTCTGATCAAATCAGCTTTTCTAATATTTAATTCTTCTTCTTTTAGATTAATTAAAGGATCTTTACCTGCATCAGGCATCATCTGTTTCTCCTCCTCGACTAACTGTTGAGTAAGTTCTACAATTCTATTTGCAATCGCTTTTTGCGATTCAGCTTGGATCATTTGCATTTCTTGTGGATCCATTTGAATACCTTGCTGCTGTGCTTCCATAATTTTTTGTTGGGTGGCTTGTTGAATTTCTTCGTTTGCCATCGCTGAAATGTGATCAGATATATGTGCCTGTAAAACCATCAGAACGGGTATATTATTTTTAACTAAATTAGAACTCATAAATACTTGATGAGCCTTAATATGTGCCATTTGATCTTGACCAGGAAAAACTTGTAAAGGCATATTTCTCATTGCATTACCATTTTCCATTCCTGGATCCATTGGCTGCGGTTGGGGTGGTTCAGGTAAAATTTGTTCAATGTTGGGAACTCTTAAAGCTATATACATTCTTTTATAAGCTTCCCTTAAATTATGCAATTCAGGAGCTGTTTGTGCCATTTGTAATTGAGTTTGTGCCATTGCAATACGTTGAGACATCGAAAACATACTCGGATCACTAACAGGCATGATGTCAATGCGATCATCAAAATCTTGTTGTTTAATAGCTGGATTCACATTGCCTACACTGTAAGGATAAGTGGGAGGTAGATAGATTTGAAAAGTTTTTGCTAATAAACTAAATTCTTGTTTTTGAGCGTTGTGTAATCTTTTGTGGATAGAGCTCATGACCATTGTGCCACGTTCCATTAATGCTACGGTTGTTCCAACAGGAGCGTTTTGATTTATTGCACCTTCACCTACTTTTGAATCAGCTACAGATACAAATCTTTTAGCTGCATCTACACAGAAACCTAAAAGAGAAAATAAAGTTTGATCAGGTCCTTTGTAAGGAAGATTCATCAGAGCTCCTTGAATCGAGCCACTCGGTGCATCTACATCTCTAAACTCACCTGGTTGTAAAGGTTGATCATCATCACGAATACGTATGCCTCTTGCTTTAAAACCTGCTGGTAAATTACTCAAGGTTCCCGCATCAAGTAACTGACGCAATGCTAAAGTTGCTGTTTTAGATAAACCACCAATCATGTGAATTAAACCAAAACCATAAAAACCTAATCCTGGTAAAAATTTGTAATGCACAAAATAAGCTTTCTTTTTTCTTAGTGGATCACCATCCTCGTAGTTTCGATAGATTGATAAAATTTTATTACTGCTTTCATCAATTGTCACAATGTAAGGAAGCTTTTGTCCATCAGCATCTTCATAACCTGGTAAATCTAAATAACAATGACTCTCATAAAGAGTATACATGTCTGCTGTGTATCCTTTTGATCTGACACCTTCTAGTTGATCATATTTGTCTTGAACTTTGTCATCTTCATTAAATGGTCGGACATCAACATCACGATACATTCCAAAGATTTGTTTTTTCTTTAACTCTATTTCATTCATTTTAATGATGTGAGTGACTCTTTCAGCATCATCCAAGTAACTTGCACCATAAGGCACAACTAAATCTTCAGCAGGGACAAATTGTGATCGAGCTTTTTCTTCAGTAGAATCATAAAAAACTTTTCTAAAAGCAGATCCCGCCAAAGGTAAATAAAATAACATTTGATCAGTTTCTGTTTCATAATCTTTCATGACATAAGTAATTTGATAATTCATATACTCTTTGACACGTTGAGCTTGTTTTTCTAATTCTTCATTAGACTCACCAATGATTGCTGTTTTTACAGGACCATTAGCAGGAAGTAATTCTTTATAAGCTTGTGATTGAAACTGAACGGCTGCTTCAGAAAGTACAGGGTGTGTTACAGCAGAAGCACCTCTAAATGGTCTGGTACGTTCTTCAAATTTAAAACCTAATAAATCTAATCCTTTAACGTAAGCTGTTTCCCAATCTTCTCTTGATGATTTATCATCTTCAATAGATGACATTAGTTCAATAGAAATATTATCTAATTGTTCATCAGATAAATATAAAGCTAAATTAGAATTATGATCTTCTTCAGGATTTGATTCATCAACAAAAGGTTGCATATTACCCTGATCATCTTCTACAAATTCTGTAATTTCTTGTTCTTGTCCAGGTTGGACTATTTCTAAAGGATCACCATCAACTTCAATTTTATCTTCATTATAATTAATATCTGTTGTAATTCTGTTATCAATTGCCATCATATATCCTTGTCTTTGGTCTTTTATTTGGTTTCATTAATTCAAATCCACGTGGTCGTACTATTCTAACGGGCTTTTTCTTTTTTACGACTGTTTTTTTCATAGCCCTGCTATACCCTTATTTTTTAGAATTTCTTTTTGTTTCTTTTTGTAGCCTTCAGATCCTCCAAATGTTCCAGCAATATTTAAGTCAGACTTTTCTTTCTCATTATACAATTCCGCTGCTTCTGCCTTATTGGCTAATAACAATTCTAAGGGGATACCTATTCCTGTAGCCTTAGTTCCTGCCATTAGCAAATCAGATGCTTGACCTGATTTTATTAAACTAACTAAAGCTCCTGTAAAAACACCTATCTTTTTTGGTGCAATTTTTTCAAATTTATTTTTTGCTATCGTTCCAACATTAAGAGCACTTTGACTTCCTTGTAAACTTGTCATTACTTCATCAATTATTTGAGGAGTAACTGCTTGATTAAAATATTTTGATGCAGAAAACACAACTCGATTGCTCAACATTTTTTTAATCTTAGTCTTGGTGTAAGGTTTATTTGTATCAGGATCAACTTCACCAATAAGATTGACTGCAAACTTATCAAAATCTTTTTGAGGCACAGAATCTACATATTCCGCTATTGCCATATCAATTGCTTTTCTATTTTCTTTGGGAATATAACCCGCATTATTTTCTAAAGTTTCTGTAACTATTTTTCTAATACCTTCGTTCTTTCCTGTTGGTATTTTAAACCCTTGTACTTTTTCTGCTTTGGGATCAAAATCTAGTAATCCTCTTTCTTGAAAGTCTACTGTTTTTGTAACTTCAGAAAACTCTGGAAATTTAGCTTTGTAGTTTTTAGCTACTTGATTTTCTAGTGCAATCATACTTTGAGCAGTGGGTACTTCTGCTTTTACTCTTTTATAGTAATCAGTAAAACTTTCTCCTTTTTTTGGATCTGGTAAAGTAAAACCTGCTTTTAAATCTTTTTCAATAATAGGTCTGTTACCTTGAATAGCTTCTGCTAAGTCAGGGTATTTGTTAACTGTTTCGGCAGGAATAAAATCACCTGCACCGTAACCATATTGTGCAGCAATTTTAATTGCATTTTTTGTATTGGAAACACCATAAAATGTTTTACCTGTTATGGTAGGTTTAGTGCCTGTCGTTTTAACTCGTGACTTTCCTACAGGCTCGTCTGTTAATGTTGATTGTGTAGAAAATACTTTTTCAATTTCATCATCAAACATGCTTGGTGCAATGTTAGGATTTACATCTGATTCTTTTATACCAATTAAGTTTTTAATAAACTTTTGTAGGTTAGAACCTTTTCTTAGATCATCTTCAGCCATTAGTTATAATACTCATAATTCTTATATTCTCTGCTATCCTCAACATAATCATCATCGAGTTCCACAAAATTACCTGCACGGTAACGCATCAATGCTTGTGTCGTGCTGTCCACATAGTCATCGTGTTCCCCAAAAGGAAACGCTGCACACTCTTCGATCAACTCTTCTGCCCATTCATAATCAGGAAAAAAAACTTTACCTGATTCAAAAATAGGTGCAACAGAGTTTACCCTTGTCAACTTATCATTACCCCTACTAGGTGTAAAGTTCGATATTGGGATTCCTAATCGATTTAATTCTTGTGTTAAAGGCATTCCTGATGCTTTAGCTTCAATAATCACAGTATCAGGTTCGTAATATTTATACTTTTCTAAGGCAATCTTTTTTAATTCTGGAAAGTCCCACCTACCTTTTTCTGCATCCATTAACAATACGCCTGTACCTAACATCCCATCATGTTGAAAAACTGCCCACGTTGTGATAGCAGAATAGTCGGCTGTTTCTTTTTTCGAGAATGCTGTATCATACGATTGGATCGTGACTGGGAAAC